TATCATAATTATTTCGAATCTCTTTGAATTTCTCAATCCAATTATCACGATTTTCTAAAAAAATTTGAGGAACATCATCAGCTACTGCTATAATTATTGCAAGGTTTGGTATAGGAATACCAGTCATTTCTTCCCACATAACAGAATATGCCGCCCCTTGCATAAAATAATTGTCAATCCATTCCCATTTTTTGAGTTTATTTGAAGTTTTGAAATCAATTATGTGAGGTTTTCCACGAAATTTACCGACACAATCAACTCTTCCTGCAGTTTTTAAATGGTGGGAAAATAATGTGCGTTCTTGAGCATAGACAACTTCAAGCTCATCTAATATAGGTTGTATGCTCTTAAACATCACTATATTATCAGGTGTATAACTCTCAAATATGGCATCTTCATTATTTAAATAATTTTCACAGAGTTTGTGAACTTTGGTACCTCGTCTAGAGGCTTGTGTGGAAATTTTATTAGCCTGTTCTTCCCCAATCCGTTTACGCCATTGTATTATACCCTCTTTTTTATAATTGGAAAGAACAGTTGTAACGGAAGGATATTTTTCATTAGTAGGAGTTATATATAAACGTTTACCATTCTCATATATTGTAGTAAGTTCAATATCTCCAAGTATATTCTCATGTATAAATCTATTCGATGACATTTATGTTGCTCCCTCGATGAGTCCGTTTAATCTCCTTTAATTTATCATTAAATGCTTTGTCAGGTTTTTTATTTGGTCCAACATTATCATAAGCAAAAAGAGGCATAGCAGGAATTCTATTTATTTTACCACCACAAGCAGGAGATTGACAAGGATGTTCTGTAGGAGCATCTCTATTTTCATATTCTACAAATGTTTCTTCAAATGAAATGTCACAATTTTCGCACTTATAAACATATGTTGGCATTAATACCTTTCCCGACCAGCAAAATAATGGTCAATTGAATTATATGTATTGTGTATCCTAGCATATTCATCCGCAGAGTCAATACTAGTCACACCATTAATGCGAAATGGGCAAATATCATCCGAATTACGTTTTAATGTCTGAGTCCAAAAATCATAATCTTTTCTGACATCAATTTTTGCCCGAAATTTCGGATTCATTACACAAATTTCAGCATTTACAGTCGTTGGTTTTTTAAATTTAAAATTAGGGCGTGTTATATACCTATCAATCATACCATGTTCAGTCAATTTAATTACAGATTTACGGCTTTCGCCTTTTGTAACATCATGTATACCCAATGTGCAGGAATTTCGACTTTTTAGATGAAAATCATACATTTCTCTCAAATCAAAATCATAAATATTATCACCATTCATAATTATTACATCTTCGTCTATACCTAATGTATAATTAATTATACTCCTTGCAGTTCCTAATATTGTTCTTTCTGCAATTTGTTTAACATTTACTATACCAGTATATTTTTGTAAAGCAAGTACCATTTGAGGGGCACAAAAACTTTGTACAACTATAACACTTTTAAAATTATACTGTTCTAATAAATTTAAATTATGGTCTAAAATAGATTTTTTATTTATAGGGAGTAGACATTTTGGATTGTAATCCGTAAAAGGACGTAACTCTGGATGTAGGCCAGCGCAAAACATTATTACATTCACTTTGGTTTCCTCTTCTTCTTAGGTTTATTTTTTTGAATAAATCGTCCTTTATCGTCTCGAAGTAACTCCTTGAGAGGGGTCGGCTTCTCCACCAACTCAGGAAATGCTAAATATCCAACTTCCTGAGTTATATTAGGATATTTCTCTTGAAGTTTTTTATCTTTCATATGGGAAACATCATCTCGTTCTTCAGCATGAAGACCAGTTATCAAATTAACCCATAACGATTCTCTTTTATGTTGTTGCAATGTTGGATGTCCTCCTTCATAAAACAAATACATCTTTTTCATTTCATGATTAAGATGTGAAAATTCTGTTCCAAGTATAAAATCTTCCGCCTCCTTTTGAACTTTCAAACCTTCCAAATCAGGTTCTCCTTCAGGTAAAAGAAATTTGATTTTATGATAATTAAAATTGATCAGACCACGAACTGCATAAGTTGCATTTTCTCGTAGCCAAGTTACACGCTCATCTATATTTTCAATATCATTAGCATGTTTCAAAATTGCGGAGGTCAATCTCGCTGGCATTTTTACTCCTAGAATTCACTTATGTTTTCCATAAGATGTTTAAGTTTATGTTTAACAAAATAATTAAATAGTTTTGAACGGCCATTTTCTGGTTGTTCATAATACTTGTCCATGATCTGTTCTTGTAAATCTAACGGTATATGAGCCAAATCAATCAACATTTCATTACGTTGATAATTACGTAGCATCTCACCTTCACAAAAATGTTTTGGTTCTAATTCACACCATACTGCCAATTTTTTCTTTGACAATGGTTTTTGTCGTTTCTCAGCTACAACAAATGTATCATCAGCAGACAGAACATTAGGAATACCATCACTAGTATCACCTTTAATAATATGTTCATGTAAAAAAGTCTTTGGATTATCTGTATTAAGAAATTTTTTCTTGAGTGGTGAATACTGCTTTACATTTTCAAACCGTTGTAATTGAATAAAATCTTTATCACTAGACAATATCAATATGGGCTCATGTTCAGTCACTACGCCATTCAGTCTTTCTTTACGGTTCATAACAAGTGTTGCAATAACATCATCTGCCTCCGCATGGTCAATATGAACGATTTTGTAAGGGAATGTTTCTTGTAACTCTTGTCTAATATTATTTAGTATTGAATAAAAATGGTTCCAATCAAAATTTGATTTTTTACGTTGCACCTTTCTAGGTACTTTATAATGTTCAAATATTTTTTTACGCCAATTATTAGTATAATCGCAACATAAGACAAGTTCACCATATTCAACATGAAATTTATTACGATATATTCGTAATGTATTCAAAATCATATGGCGAACGATATCTTCATTTACGCCTTGTTTTACGGATTGCATAATATTAGCAATCGCAATCTGGCTATAGTCAACTAAAATCATAATGCTAGTTTATGTTCATTTTTCCTAAAAATAGTATCAGTAATTGAAATAGGAGGGTCAAACTTCCGTTCAACCTTATTAAAGGACTCTTCTTTCATACCTTTTTCCCATTTCATACCAATATCAGAATACCAAATACCTACAGTACGTTTTGGTGTACCATCAGGATAATATGCCATTGATACACATCTCCATTGAGTCCGTTCATTCTCTTCCAGTCCCATAAAATCAGAAATCCAATCACCTCGTTTTAAATAATGCTCCATTTGTCTCACGTATGCCTTTTTAGATTCTGATAATGCCAATTCGTGTGCTTGTTGTTGAGGCGATATAGTACGACTACGAGCATTTTTTGCATGAGCCGATGCCGTTTCTTTAGCTTCCTTAATCCATGCTTTAACATTTTTATGAGATAACTTATCATTTTCAGATTTTGCAAGAACTGAAGGATGAATATTTTTATATTCAGCAGGTTTACGATTTTTACGCATTTCAACCATACGTTCTCGTAATGCCTCACGGTGTTCTTCCGTAATTTTACGAGTACGTTTTACCTTTAACGGGGTTCGTTCAACAACTGTTTTAGGTCGACCTCGTTTTCTCTTCGTTTTAGTCGTTATACTCTTCATTTTCAATTTCATATTTAAGGTTATCAAGAAAGTCAGTCCATTGCTCTATGCGTTTAGACCAACTATAATGATTATACGCATATTCTTGAGCATTGTCAAGTGTTTTCTGTGTTTTTTCAGACCAATAATCATCCATTACATCTTCAAGCATATCTGCAAATCTCTCTACATGGTCTAATTTGTTTTCTGTATAAGTGTACATATAACTATATTCACCACAAGTCTCCGGTAATGCGCCCCAATTAGATGCGACTACTGCACAATGAGCAGACATTGCTTCCATTGCTACTCTGCATGATGTTTCCTGCCACGTTGATGGATACGCCAATATATGCATCTTTTTCCATGCTTCTCGTAACTCTTCATAAGGAACTGCTCCATAATTAGTCATATTAGGATGGTTTTCAATCGTATTGAATAACGATTCAAATGGCTTATCATTATCTTTCCAACCATAAAGGTCATAACTTGAATACACATGTAAATGCCAATCGTCTCTATCAAGCATATCCAAAGCTCCAAGTAATACATCAAGACCTCGCTGAGGTGTAGAACAATATATCAATTGTAAAGGACCTTCAGATTTTTGATAATCCTTTAACAACCTGTGCTGATGGTAATTTGGCCTTGAGATAGGATCAATTGCATTTTTAATGACCACACCTTTAGAATAAGGTATTTTAAGAAGTGTATTAAATTGTTGTTGTTGCCAATGACTAACAAATACAAGTTTTTTAAACTTAGAAATCCCATCAGATTCAGTTAAAAAACTATGAATTGGGTCTAATGCTAAATCATGAACCCAATACAATCTAGGCTTATCTTCTAATTCATATACTCTTGATACTACAAATTGAAAATACTCTTTATATTCATCAGGAAGTCGTTTAAATAGCTCCATGGTAAGAAGTTCTGTTCCTCCCATAGAATTTTCAGCCATATTCCCAGGTTTATGCTGAGGAATATCCACATCACCTTTTTTCATATCACTCCAACATTATAATGTAGTATAAAACATATGTGTATCTATTTGTACCGTTTTTGTTATATTCTTAGTCCATTTTGGAGGATTAATATAATCTGCATGATAAAATAATGCTCCATCAGTAATATCTTTTAAATCGTCTTTATATGTAAAAAACCATTTTGCAAGTTCTTGAGTTTTCTTCCACATTGGTCCAGGATAAGGTCTATCATGTTTTCCATCACAATACCAAGAAAATTGACATTGATCTCTTTTAGGAAACCCTGATGCATAATGTTTCCCTTCATAAATTACATCACAAAATGTACTCGGAAATTCTTTATTTTTAACTCTATTATAAGTGACATGTGCCACTGCCAATTTACCTGCAGTTGATTCAACTGCCGCTTCAAAATAAATATTCTTTTGCAAACACGATAATTGTTTATTTATCTCATCAAATGAATCATACGTGCCTATTGGTTCCGCAATTATTGTAATCCACTTAGAATTTGAAATATGTTTTACATCAATGCTTCCTGAAGAACTAGTCGAAGCAGAATAAAATACAAATGCGGTCAATATACAAAGAATTTTTTGAAAAAATCCCATATATACTCCGTTAGTTTTGAAGTTCATCTCGAAATATTCAACAAATATACCTCATAAAATATGCCTGTAGGTGTATTTATACATCAAAAAAATCAAGAATAAGTTTCTGAATAGTAACTTTTTGAAAAATCACAAGAATATGGGGCTACATCCCCTCTTTTATATACATCTAAGGTATTAAATTGTATTACCAATTTATCATCCGAATATATTTTATTTTCAGGATATGTAGTTTTCATATCTCCTGCTAACTCTTTACATTCATCAATTGTTATAAAAGGGTGTTGAATTGTCATCTTTTTGCCATTCACATCTTCTACAACTAGTTGATATTTATTTGCAAAAAGTCCATATTTTTCGTCTTCAGTCATGAATCTCCTTTAATAAGGGTTTATCAAATTCACAATAATGAAACATAAGTACAATATAATGCATACATTTCAATAAATCTTTACTGTTCTTACCATTTTTTTTACCAAAACGAATAAGATATTTAATTGCGGCGCCTCTACAGAATTCTTCTGCGATGCCTATATTTTCAAAAACATCTTGAATTTGAAAATCACCTTTCGTATAATGTTGTGAATAGGTGCTTTCTATATATTCTTCAAGATATTTGATTATTTCACGTTCATTATACTTCATAATATTTATTTCTTGGTCGGAGCGGCAAACTCATGCTCTCAAAGTACATATTCTACCAAACTAAACTACTTCCTTATGGCAGACCATAAAGGATTCGAACCTTTACTTCAAGTTTTGGAGACTTGTGTGCTACCATTAAACACTAATGGTCTATTGGGTTGACAGATGAGAATCGAACTCACAACCGATGCGACCACAACGCATTGCTCTACCAATTAAGCTACTGTCAACATGGTAGCGGGGGCGGGAGTTGAACCCACTACATCAGGGTTATGACCCCCAACCAGTTACCGAACTGTCCCCGCAATTCTGGTCAACAACCCAATGATTAATCAAAAATCAAGCTAACTTAAATTTAGTATTTTGGATTGTCATCTTAGCTCCCTCAATTTTTTTATTGAGTTGCTTAACTAATTCTTGAGAAGTAATTAAATTCATCTGTTGGTCTTCAATGGTTAACCATTTATCCTTCTCTTTTTTAGTCTTGGACAGTTTAACCTCTTCCTGTTGTAACTTCAGTTCCTCTTGATACCTCTCAAGTTGCAATTCTGTAAGTATTATTGCACGTTCTTGCCTAGCACGTTTTGCCTGTCTACCCCTCATAATTTTTCTTTAGGTTTAATTTTAAATATTATAGCCCACGTATAAGAACCATCCAAATTTTGTTTATTATATATCAGTTTGCAATAATAATCTTTGTTGTTCTTATCCACAATATTGTTTCGAATTCCTCCACTTATGTTTATTCATAGTTACTCTAACGTATGTTCCTGCTGGTTTCATCATACATCTATATCTATATTGGAGCCAACGGACGGATTTGAACCGCCGACATTCGCATTACAAATGCGATGCTCTACCAACTGAGCTACGTTGGCCTATTTATTAAAGGTATACTTTCCGTATCTATTATAACCAATAGCCTTTGAATATTTCGTAGGTTCCCAGATAACTTTAGATATTTTTACTACATAATCAGAATCAAAATCATCAACTACAGGATAAATTTTATTCGAAACTTTTCTAAACACAATTGGTCGTATAATTTTATTTACTATACCTTGTATATACATGGTACCCCGTCCAGGAATCGAACCTAGAATAGAAAATTAGAAGTTTTCTGTTATATCCATTTAACTAACGGGGCTATACCCCATTATAATAGTTTCATATTTGAAAACTCAGAACGGTCAACTGCCATTCCAACTTCAACTAAAGAACTTCTCCAATCAATTTTGTCAACTGCTCGATTAGCTATTTTTTCTGAACGACCTTCTTTGGAGTCCCACATATCATCTACACAATTTGGTTTATGAGTATAGACCCACCACGTCCTATCCCAGTCCATAGCGGCATACTTATAATCTTCATGAATCAGATGAAGAACCTCTAGTTGTTTTTTAAATGAATTAATATCTAGCACGTTTCTTTATTAGTTATAGGTTACTAAGTTACTGTATTCATCGACAAAAGCCTTAGTGACTTCTACCGCATCGGCTTCATCAAGCCCATGTTTCTCAATAATTTTAGCACAATATTCTATCATAGCCGCATCAATAGATTCAGATTTATATCTAGCACCCATTGCATACGTATATGCTTCTTTTTTATAGTCATCTATCAGTTTTCTTACCGATTCTTCCGACATATTTACCTTTTTTTATTAGGAGTTATTTATATTAAAAGTTTAACTAATTAAACTCACAGGATCATAATAACTTAATACTGTTACATTGTCAAGAGTTTTCTTCACTTTTTTAAGGGACATTATAATTTCTTTTCATTCTTGGATAAACTTGTCTTGTTGGGAGTGCTGGTTGTACTGGATAATTATTGGGAGACTGAACAACTTTTGTCCTATGATTTGGGTTAGGCCATACTTGTCCAGTACCTTTTCGTACTCTATTAAAATATAAATATCTATTTG